CCTTCCATTTTGTCATCTTCAATTTGAACAATGTATTTTGCTCTACGCTCATGACACTTTTCACAAGTTGTACTTATTTTAGAACAGATTTTCATCTAATCCACCCTAAATCATCATATCTTGCTAAAGTGTCAATGTGTTCAAGACTTATCGCTAGAAATTCTCTAACGATCTGAACTTTCAAAGTAACTTCTGTATCATAATCTTCATTGTGTGCTTGTACATCCCATAGTTTTCTTCTAATTTGTGCTATCATATCGGCCATTTTCGCCCATTCTTTTGCGTCCATGAACAGTCCTACGGCTGTTTTACTTATATAATTAATTGATTAAAGAAAAGATTAACCTAGTTTTCCCGCTAGGTGTTGCGTTTTCCAGTGGAAATCCCTAGCGTTAGCCTAGGCTTATAGCGAGGATTGTTAGAAGAAGTATAATAAACCTGAGCCTATCATAATAGGGTATGGCAAGAAGTGATTCATTTTTCCTAAGACAGACATTAAACGCAGACAATACTGGTAACTATCAACAGACTCCCCTTGACCTTGGTGCATATGTTGATGCCCTAGGTAAGTCCGTTCTACGGATCCATAACATTGCTGTCTCATACACTGAGGCAGACGGCACCACTGTAACACTTGGAGCAAACGACGGTGGAGCAGCACAATTCCAACTCTTGACTCAAAGCCAAACTGGTATGGTCCTACCATCCAACAGAGCCATTGTCTCTACTGGTACACTAATCGCAGACAACAACGCTGCTGCTCCTGGACCTCCACAATATGTATCCCACGATCTGGATGTAGCCCCCCAACACTGGACTCAAGGATATTTGGTCGCAGTTGACAGCATGTTCCTAGGTGGCCGTGCTGATACTGCTTTCACTACTGATGTCTACATTAGCGTAACCATGGAATGCACCGTAGAGACAATGACCCAAGCAGCAGCAATGGCTCTATCATTATCTCAGCAAGGCGCTTGAGGTTGATTCACTTGTCTAGGGACATGATGCTAACTGTTGATGAGTATATGGCGTTACGCCGACTCATTGATAGTGAGCGAGAAAGTGAAGGATCATCTTTGACTTTTATCTCACCAGAGACCGGTAAATTTGAACCAACACCTAAGAAAAGACGTTCTTCAGTTTACTCACGCAAATACAAAGCCGCGTTCAAGAAGGTTGCTTCTACGTACAAAAATAAGAATGGCACGTGGAAGAAAGGCGGATTTAAGAAAGCAGTAAAGGCAGCACATAAGGCGGTGAAGAAATGAAGCGGACAGGTCGAAGATTAACCCTTTCTAATGATATTAACAACATTACCCCACCAAAGTCAATTAGCGGAAGTGCGTTCACTTTAGCAACTATCTTCGAAGACGATCGGGAGAACTATGGCTGGAAAATTGTAGATATCAAACAATTGTTACCGATCAGTAATACCGCGAGAGCATCTAATTGGGCATTAATGTCCGTAAGACCGGATTCTTTTGTTGATGGTACGGTATTCGGCAATTGGGCAGTTAATAGGCAGCCTTTTGATAATTCTCTAATCGGAACTTTTCTTTATTCAATAGGTGACAATTATTCATTACGTACTGAGCATGTTGCAACTAACCATCTATCTATGTTTTTTAATGATGGTGAGATTCCATATTACAATATAACGTTAGAAGAATATTTGATATCCGATGTTGAAGAGATCATGTTTAAGATTAAAGAGACTTCACAATCTTTGAATCAAATAGGTGAGTAATTTGATGCGAGATACTGAAGCATTGCTAACTGAGATTCTTAAGGTACTAAAAAGACTTGAGAAGTTGATGAAGAAATGACCATCCCTTTAGCGCCAGTAGATCAGGAACAAAACGAGCGAATCGTTTGGTGTGAAAGGTTGCTTTATCTTATTGTTCTGCTTCAATTTCCGCAATTAGCGTCTTTAATCTAACCTGTTCATCGACTTGAAGAATCCCTCTAACGTACAACTCTGTAACTAACTCTTTAGAATCGTGATTGTTCAATGTTTTCTGTTGCTCTAATCTTGACTCGATTGCTGTTTGAATCCATTTACTCCTGGATCCATTGTAAGAGAGTATAGATTCTAACTTACTAACCAGGGTCTTTGGTAAATTAACTGAGATATTCTCCTTCCTAAGCGCGTGTGCTTTGCGTGGGCGGCCTAGTTTCTTCATTCTTCTTCCTCCCAAGTACAAATGCGACAATAGCAAAATGTGTGAAATAATCCTTCCATTTTGTCATCTTCAATTTGAACAATGTATTTTGCTCTACGCTCATGACACTTTTCACAAGTTGTACTTATTTTAGAACAGATTTTCATCTAATCCACCCTAAATCATCATATCTTG